CTCTAGTATAACTTACACCATGTATTGATCCAAATTGAAGATGGTACTCATCAAACGAAACTTCTTTTGGCATTTGTATATTTCCAACTATTTCATCATCGGCGTCAAAAATTAGAGCTAAGTCAGTTTTTTTATACGCTCTAGATATGGCAAGCGTTCTGTTATGCGCAAAATTTTTCCATTCGTCACTAAAAAGTTCACCTGGTATTTGTTTGTCTTTGAAAAAATCATGTATAATTTCTTGAGTTCCGTCTGTTGAACCAGTATCACAGATTACCCAATATGAAAACTTGACTTTATCACATAACTTTGTTAAAGTATCTTTAATAATATGCGCTTCGTCTTTTACAATCATGTTTAAACAAACTGTTGGAAGATTTTTAGGAGAGTTACCATCCATTTTTATTAATGTTCTAAATATTTATTAATTTTTTAACTCATAATTACAAAAATATCAAATTGTAATTATAAAAATTAATTCTAATTATGAAAATAAAAAATTTTGGTTACAATTTATGAAAAAAATTTAGTATAACTGGTAAAGTCGTAGCAGTAATTATATTTATTTATTTTGTTAACAAGTTCTTCGCTCATAGAAAATTTATTTTTAATTTTCAACATTCCGACGCCTCGATAATATTTATTATTAAAATAAGTAAAGTCTACATCGTGTAAATGATTTTTTAATATATAAAACAACACTTTCCAAACATCTCCAGTCCATGGCTCTCCGTACTTCAATATTCCTTTTTCATAATAGTGTTTTCGCGGTATCTTTAGTTGTTCATAATAAGAAATTGGCAAAATATCATCAATAAAAATAATCCCATTTTCCTTTAAACATTGAATACTATTATTTAAATCTTTCATAAAATATTCTGTTTGATGCATGCCATCAATAAAAATTACATCAAATAAATCATTGTTTGTTTCAAAAAATGCATCAGATTTCATAATTTTTAACGAGTCAGAATTTTCAACTTCAAATTTTGGGTCTGGATCAACTCCGGTTTTATCATTAAAATGAACATTTTTAAATGTAAATCCATATTCTACGCCAATTTCTAAATATTTATCTGTATCTTTTGTTAATGAGTTAATTATATCATGCCGGTTATTAAAATCTGTGTTATATTTTACTGCTAAATTATCTTTTGGAAAATTTTTATAGACCATCGTGGGTCTTTTCTCATTTCCTTCAAAGTCAATAATATTATTTTCTGTTTTAGTGTAGTAATATACTGCTATTGAGTTTCTTGAAACATTTTCAGGAACATTCAGTGGCTCTGGATGGCCATGTATAGACGTTTTTGTGGTATTATAAATAACGCACCTATTAAAAATTGGAGTTATTTTTTGAACTACCTCATTTTTATCAAAATCTCCAAGTAATAAATGTCCTTTAAATTGTTCTTCCCAGTTTTCATTTAAATACAATAGCAAATTTACTCTTCTATCTAACATTCCACGATCTTGCGAATTATACATATTAAAGTCTGTATGCATGCTTAAAAAACCTTCATTAAAAATTTTATGAACTCCCGCGCCTTTTAAAGTAGTGTCATTTCTAATTATATTTTGTATTCCAGTTAATTTTTCTATGTAACTTATAAAGTCATTCGAATTTAAATATTCAAACAATCCACTTAAAATAGGATTATGATTACTTTCAAATGCATATTTGTTTTTTTCCCACGTAGAATCTATAAATTTATATGTTGCATCCTCAATTTTCATATTTTTAACGCAAGAGTTTACAATATTTGCGGCACTTGGTTTAAGAAAGTCATCTATTACGATAAAAGGAAAAGGTTTATTTGTTGGATATCCAAGCTCCATGTTAGATTTGGTGCTTTCATTTAAATAGCCATTGTTATTTATTTCTATCAAGTCATTTATATTTGCCTTGCCCAGTGCATCAAACTTAAACGCATTAATTTCTGGCAAATTTTCTATGCTAAGTTCATCAAAAATAATTTCATAATTATCAACAGATTTATAGATAAGTTTAAAATAATTGATTAGTTGCTCTACAGAATGGTCTTTTAATGAATAACACTTGAATCTTTCAAAACCAAAATTATCAAGCGTATTCCATAATTCGTTAATGTTGCATGTATCAAGTAATAAAAAATCATTTTTATCATTTTTGTATAGTTCTTTAATCATATCTATTTTTTCTAATAAGTTATTAATACCAATAATGCAGTATTGTTTTTCGTAGTCTGGATTATGAACTACATTTGCAATGCAATGTTTATAAGTTTCAATATTTCGTTTCCATATTTGTGAATGATTATAAATATAAGACTCGTCCTCATACGCATTTATTTCTTTCATTTTATTATGCACATTGAATGTGTTAAAAAAAATAGGCTGGATAAAATTAGGTCCAATCCTATTAATCTCACCATTTCTAATGAGAGAAAAATTATTATTGTTTTCATTCATATATTGAACATAACCAAGCTTGCTTATTTTTGCCATTTTAGTAGTTAATGCTGTTCGCAGTAATACTTCATAATCATCGCAAATGGGAAGCATTTCGCAGTAGTTACCAGCTTTTATTAAAACATCCTTCCTCCATATTCTAGGATGATTTGGACAACAAACTAGGTGACTTAAAGTTATATTATTAATATTTGGAGTGTTGTAAACGTAGACCCATCGGTTTTGATATTTTTGACAATAGTATCCTCCATAGCCTTTGCAGAGAAAGTCCCCATAAGAAAAATTATTACCATTTTCATATATATTTATAAAATCCATGTAAATAAACCCAATTTCGGGATTTTTATCAAAAAAATTTACTGAATCGTGCAAAACATAAGGCAATATTTCATCGTCATGATCTAATTCTAATACATATTTGCCTCGAGACAATGAAACGGCTTCATTTTTAACGTTCCCAATATTTCCACTATTTTCAGATCTTTTATACATTCGAATCCTTTGATCGCGCAAGTTTTCTTTCAAAAATTGAAAGTGATTTTCATCTGTTGAATCATCTACAATTACCCACTCCCAGTCTAGAAAATTCTGCGCTAGCAAACTTTTAAATGCGCGTAAAATTTTTTCATATGAATTAAAGCAAGTCGTAAAAATAGAAAATGTCGGTCTAGTAAATTCTCTAGAAAGACTACAATTATGGATAAAACAAAAGTTTGCTGCTCTATTTATTGTTTCAACTGATTCTATCTCTTTTAAATGAAACCATCTAGCGCCAGTTCTTCGCGCAATTACAGGACATACAAATGAATGATATTCCGATTCTTCTGGTCCAAAAGTAATAAGTATTTGATAATTTGGATTAAATAATTTATTCAACTCTTTCAAATCGTTTACAATGTTAATTGTACAATTAAATTTTTCCGCATTAGCATCAAAAAATGCATCAATTTCGTTATATTTCTCTAAACGATAAAATAAAACAAAAGGATATTTCATTTTAATTTTATAAAATGAAATGATTTTATATTAGTTTTTATATATTTATTATTATTGTTGTTGTGTTTTATCGGCGCTCTAATATTCTGGAGTATGTTTTTTGAATAAACATCCTTGCGAGCTAATACCCAAAACTTCGCTTGTAACTATTTCTGGATTTTGATTTGCGCAATTAGTCATCCAAATTTTAATAATACAAAAATTTTTTTTTGGTGAAATGGTAATTCCCGTAACATTGGCAACAAATGAATTTTGTTTACTGATTGAATCTCCTACAAGTAGATAGGACAACTCCTTCCATGTTTCGTATACTTTTGTATTTGAAACTTTATAGGAAAAGCAGCCACCACTTCTATTTTTGGGGTCTTCCCAAATAGGTTTTATTCCCTCGCGCATTAGAAACAACATGCAGTTCTTTACAAGAATATCTGGAAGCGTTTCGGTAATTGCAATAGAGTCTTCAACATAGGACATTGTATATATTTTTTTGTAACTTTTAATACTCCAGTCGATGTCATGCGGCAAATGAGCCCATAAACACCAGTTGTCCGACAACTTATGAAATTCACTCTTAGTAGTATTTGTTGCCATTGCTAGTTCGGGAGTTACCATTAATGATTAATTTGGTCAATTTTTTTTATATTGTTTTGATTAATTATTTACTAAATTATTGCGCAAAAGTTGCAACTTTGTTTTCGTCTTCATCCTCATTTACAAGTGTTTTGCAGTTACTAGTAAATCCAATTTTATTTATGATGATATTATGAGTTTGGTCAAATGTAGTCATTTTAGCGTTTCCGTCAATAAGTGTAAGTTTATAACTTTGAAGAAGATGCCTATCATTGTCGCCAATTTCTGAGTTGTAATGCTTCTTCAAAAAATACTGCATAAACTTCTTGTCAATAATG